ACGTCTGCTCGACGCTGTCGACCAGGTACTGCCCATCCAGCCCATCCTTGAAGCCCCGGGCGTTGATCACTCGTTCAGCGAAGAGATCGGTTCGCCCAGCCATCTGCAGGCGCACGCCGGCCGTGCTGCGGTTGAATGCCGCGAGCTTGGCTTTGGCCGCCTGCTGGGCTGCCGACTTGTTCGGGTAGATGTGTCGATCGGTGTGCACGCCCGGCAGGCCGGTGGGTGCGTCCTCGTTGCCCAGCTCGATGACGGCCAGCGCACCAGTCTTCTTGTCCTGGTGCGTGGTCTTCACCGCCGCCTGCGCGTTGCGATCGCCGAGCCGGAACTGCCACCGGCTCACATCCGCCGGGGTGATCGTGACCGAGCCAAATGCCTTGCCACTGGCACTCAGACTGGCTTCGCGGGGCATGACCAGCAGCTTGCCGTCGGCCACCTTCGCCGTGCAGTCATACTGCTTGGCCAACCGGGTGATGAAGTTGAAGTCGGATTCGTTGCGCTGGTCGACGCGATCGACCTTCGCCTGCACCGGACAGACCGGTGTCCAGCCATTGCGCGCGGCGATGTCGCGGACGATCTGCGACAGAGGCACGCCTTCCCAACTGCCACTGCGCGTGGTCTTGCCGGTGCCGCGCATGTCGCTGGCCTTGCCACGGATCACCATCGTGCGCGGTGGCGCCGAGACCTCGATCTCGTCGACGGTGTACCGGCCCAGGCGAGCCAACGGCTGGCCCACGTAGCCCAGGTGAACCTCGATCCGCGCACCTCGAGCAGGCAAAGCCACCGCTGCGTCGCGGTCATCGATCCGCAGCTCGAACTCGTCGGAGTCCATGCCGGGCTTGTCGGTGGTTCTCAACAGGATCAGTCGGTCGTTGATCAGCATCGTGATGTCCCTGCCATCAGCGACGATGCGGAAAGTGGGTTGCATAGCCCCTCCGGAATGAAAGAGCCCCGCACTGGGCGGGGCTCGGTGTGTGGCGGTGGGTCATCCCCACAGCTCGATTGTCTCGATCGACGGTGCTGCCAGCTCGGGCAGCACGATGATCACCCCGGCGCGGTATGGCTGCGGCTCATCCGCCAGCCCAGGGTTCTCCTGCAGCACCAGCTCGACCGTGCCGTTGAGGTGCCCGTAGTGCTGGTAGCACAGCGTGTCGAGCAGATCCCCGTCAGACGTTCTGCATGTCATTGCCATAACTCACGAACTCCAGTGAGAAACCCTGCTTGCGCGGAATGCCGCCGGCCAGCAGCGCGCCCTGTTCTTCGTCCAGGTTGGTCAGGCACCAGGTGCCCAGCACGTCGCCGTAACCGGTCACCAGGCTGATAGGCTGCAGCCGGCGGACGATGGTGCGCAGCGCATCCAGCTGCTTGATCCCGCCCCTGTTGGTGAAGATCACCCCCTTGAGCGTGATCTTGTCCTCGCCCTGCCCGACCGCCTGCTGCGCAATGGTTCGCGTCAGGCGCTCTTGGCCGGCCCATCGCGCCGACGTCTGCCGGCGCAGTTCGTCGAAGGCCGCAGTGTCCAGGTTGAAGTAGTACGGCTGCTGCTTTGCATCGAGCGGCTGCAGGATCAGCAGGTGCGGGAAAGGCTTGATGGCATCGGCTGCCGGCGTGGCCAGCGGCGCGAGCGCACTGGTCGGCAGGATACTGGCCAGCGTAGGGCTTGCCTGCCCAGCGATGCGGCTGATCGCCGCCGAGGCCCTGCCGGCCTGCTCCTTCAGCGAGCCGATGCGGTCTTGCACCGCTGCCGCTCCGCTGACCACCTGGCTATAGGTTGATGCGACTTGCCCCACCGAGGACTGGGCCGCGTTGATGGCTCGCATCGTGCGCTGCAGCTTCTGGCCGAGGGCCGGGCCAAGGACTGGCAGGCTCTCAAGCTCCGAAGCGGCGCCGGTCATATCGCCAACGGCACCGGTCAGCGGGCCGAGCATACCGTCGAGGCTGGTACGGCCAGCCTCCCCCGCCGCAATCAACGACGACAGCGTCGATTGCATGGACGCCATGTAGGCCATGGCACCTCCTTAAACGTGAGGTTGATCGAAGAGTTGACCAGCGGACTGACGCGCCAGGCTTTCCCGTGACCAGGTTTCCCAGCTGTTGCGGATCATCCCCTCGAGCGAGCGGAACACCTGCTGCGGATCCTTGACGTCGCCCTGAACTGTGATCGGCATGTTGGGCATATAGGAGAACTGCTGGTCGACCTTGGGCGGGTCCGCTTTCGGCTTGGCCTGCTCGAGCGCCTGGGCCACGACGGGCGCCGTCGGAGCGGGCGCCGCCGCGGCGATCGATCGTGCGACATCCCCTGGCGCGGCTTTGTCCTTGTCGGCCTTCGCCACCTGCTCGTCCTCGCCGAACAACTTCTTGCCCAACCAGCCCCCCAGGCCCTCACCGCCGAGGCCGCCGATCGCAGCACCGATTGCCCCACCAATCGCCGTACCCAAGACTGGTACAACCGAACCGAGCGCCGCACCTGCAGCTCCGCCCGCCAGCGCGCCGGCCAACCCGCCCGCCGCACTGCCGTAGCCCTCGGCCTTCTCGTCCTGCGTTTTCGCGTTCATGGCCGTCTCGACCACGGTCATACCCGCATCGAGCACCTTCCCGCCTGGAAGCCTGCCGACAACCTTCGATACCTTGCCTACTGCGCCCATCATCCGGCCGATGCGCCCGACCTCGGCTGCAGCCGTCGCAGCACCTGCAGCCGCCACCCCTGTCGCAGCACCTGCTCGAGCGCCCCGGCCGACAGCCCCCGTAGGAGCAGATCGACGCGACGCAGGCCCACCGCGCCCCCTGCGCTGCTGCCGGCGGCGCCGTCGACCACCCGGCTCACCCACGCCGGCCGATGAGCCAAACCCGCCCAGGTCCTTGGCGTTGACGACAAACACACGCTGCGGATCGCTCGCGAGTCCACCACGATCATCGTTCGCAGCACCCGCGCCAAATACCTTGCCTAATGCACCAAGACCTGCATCGACCACCGGATTGCCCGTCTCCGGCAGCTCTCCCTCGCCACCGGCGCCACGCCCCATCCTGCGACCCCGCGCGAGGTTGAACACCCCGCGCCCAACCTTGATCGCGCTGCGGGCTGTGAGGAAAGCCATCACCGCCGCAGCAACGCCCGAAATGCCCATGACCAGCCCGGGCAGCTTGTCCGACAGGTAGGTGATGCCATGAGCGATCTTGGTCAGCCCCGCCGCCAGCAGATCAGTGGCCGGGCGGATCGCATCGCCAATGCTGCGCATCGAGTCATCCACGGCCTGGCCCAACTCGTTCCACTGCTGCTTGGACGTTTCCCGACGCTCAGCCAAGTTCTTGTCGAGGATGCCCCCTACCTTTTTCGCATCAGCCGAATCGGCCTTGAGGGTGTTGTACAGCCCGCGGTTCTGCGCGTAGGCCGTGAGTGCCGCCTTGACTTGCATGTCGGCGAACACATCACCGGTACGCAGACTCCTTTCAAGCGCCTCGAGCGACGCCTTGACCTTCTCCGGGTTAGCCTCCTTATCGATGTTGGCCTGGGCGTCCTTCATAGCCTGGGCCTTCTTCGGGTCGGTCTTCTCGACGTACTGCATGGCCAGGCCCATGGACGCCTCAATGACGTTCATGCCCTTTTGCAGGCCCGTGTTCAGCGACTTCTGGTAGTCGATTCCGGCCTTTGCATAGTTCTTCTGGATGTCACCGGCGCCGATCTTCTCAATCCAGTTCTTGAAGTTGTTCGCCGCCTCGTCGGCGCTGCCAGCGGTCTTCATCTGCACCTGCAGCATCGAGCCCAGTGAAGTGACCGCATCCAGCCCGGTGACGCCGTTCTTCTCCATCCCGGCCAGCAATTGCGGGAACCACTTGGCCATGTCGGACGCCTCAAAGCTGCCCGCCTGCCCCTGATACGCGATGGCCTCCAGAGCCTGCTGCATGACCTTCGGATCGGTGATCTTGGCGTTCTGCTGCAGCGCTTGGATCATCGCCGCCGTGTCGACGCCCGAGGAGCCTTGGCCCACGGCGAATTTCGCCGCCGTCGGCGCATAGGCCATGGCCTTGTCCACCTCCATACCGGCGCCGACCAGCTGGTTGATCAGGTCCGCTACGTCGTTCCGCGACATCCCGGTATCACGTGCGGTATTGATTACCGCCCGGCTGAGCTGAGCCTCTTGCGGTTTGTTGACGATGTCCGACTTGATCGCGATGTCACGGATGATCGCCTGATAATCCGCACTGATCTTCGTCGGGATCGCAGCCAGACCGGCGCCGACGACGGTGGCACCGATGTTGGACTTGAGCGACGACTTACCTGCATCGATCTGCTGTCGGCCTTTCTGCTGCAGATCTGCAGCTTTCGCTTCACGCCCAAGTCGCTGGTACTCCTTGGACAGCCGGCCGACCTCGACGCCCTGTTTCTTCAGCGCAGCGAGATTGCCATCCAGGCGCCGCAGCAACCCGGAGGCTGCGGCCGAGCCGCTGTCATGCGCCTTCTTCCACTCCTCCCGGAGCTTGATCGTCTCGCCGATGGTGTTCTTCAACACCTTTGCGCGGCTGCCGCTCTCCTCGAGCTTCTTGATATGACCCTTGGCAGTGCCGAATGCCGAACCAAGCGATGCAGCAACGGCCCCGCCGATTTCCAGCGCGATCGCCAGCTTTGCCATGCGCTACCCTCCTGCAGGCTCAATCCGTGAGCCACCAGACGATGTCCATCCACGACATCGCCGAGATCTCGACCGCCGAGAAACCCAACTCCTTCGCCAGCTGCTTGGCCAGCCGCTTCTGGGATCGCGGGTCAAAGTTCGTCGTCTTGCACCAAGCGAAAATAGCCGGCCTGCAGGCGGGTGTAATCCTTCAGGGTCAGGCCTTCGAGGTCCTTCACACCGACCTCGGCCAGGGAGGCGAACAGGTTCAGTTCGCGTTGCTCGTCGTCACCATTGGTGAGCTGCTGTGCAGCGCGGATGTCGCGCACCGTCGGCGCCCGCAGGCCCAGCTTGTCCACCTGCACGCCGTTGCACTCGGCGGGTTTGCTCAAGGTGACGATGACGCGGTCTGTTTCAACTTGCAGGTAAGCGGGGATTTTCTTGCTCATGGGGTGTTGTCCTTGTCTGTGAGGAAGTTACAGGCCCAGGGCCTGGCGTTGCTGGGCAAGCTGGTCGACACCGTCGATGACGCGCTTCATGCCCAGCGCATCGATCTCGTAGATCAGGCGCCCGTCGACCTCGAGCTTGTAATAGGTCACCGCGACGTTGTGCTTGATCTCGGCCTTGTCGCCCGCCTTCCAGTCGCCCATGTCGACCTCCTTCAGCGCGCCGCGCAGGGTGACGATCACCGGGGTGATCTTGCCCTTAAGGCCCTTGAAGGCGCCGCGGAAGGTACCGTTGAAAGCGGTACCGTCGGCCAGGCCGAAGAACTTCAGCGCTTCCCGGCGAATGCCGGTGGTGGTAAAGGCGGCTTCTTGTTTCTCCATGCCCTGCTCCATCTCGATCGGCATATCCATACCGCCCGGGCGGTGCTCTTCCATCTTCAGGGTGAGCTTGGGCAGGGTCAGGCTGGGCACGTCGCCCTGGAAGCTGACGCCGTCGACGAACAGGTTCAGGTTGGCCAGTGTTTCGGGAATCATCGCCATGGGGTTCGCTCCTTATGCGTTGGCGTCGAGGACTTCGGTCAGCCACTGGTTGGTGACCTCGACGCGGAAGTTGGGGTTTTCGGCAGGCGGTACGTCGGTGAAGCGGATGTTCCAGTACACCTTGCCCTGCTCCAGCTGGCTGGCAGTGTTCAGCTCCGGGTCAGCGAACACCTCGAAGTTGATGATTGCGCCCTGGTTCTTCAGGTCGCGCATGAACGCCTGCAGGCCCTCGGTGACGTCCTTGACGTAGGTCGCCGTGATCGAGCGGTCAACGGCCCACTTGTGGCCGTAGAGGATCGCGTCCATGACGATGTCCATGGTGCGCACGCGGGTGACGAAGGCCCACTTCGGATCGCTGGACAGGGTGCGGTTGCCCCACAGGCGGTAACCGTCGTCGCGGATGATGGTGGCGATATTGGCGTTGTTCAGCAGGTTGGCCCGGCAGGTCTCGTCGCCATCGAGGAACTCTATTGGCCGCGAGGTGCCGGTGATGCCGACGAACTCCTTGTTCGACGGCGAGGCCCAGAAGCCGTACTCGCGGTCGGTCCAGGCGAACAGGCCGGCCACCCAGGCCGAGCTGGGTGCGTCCACCGTGGCACTCGCGTCGGTATCCCAGAGCCGCACGCCCGGATCGACCAGGAATGCACGCTTGGCACCGAACTCGCCGGCATACGCGACAGCTGCTTCGTCGGTGGTGTTCGGCCCGTCGAGGATGGCGATGCCACGCAGCTTGTCGGCCAGGGCCACCAGAGCGGTACCGACGGCCTGGGTGGCGCTGTGCTTCGGTGCGACCAGCAGCCGCGGCTGAGCGTTGAACCGGCTCTTGCCGTCGAGCAGGGCCTGCAGGCCGGTGCGCTGACCGCCCGCCTTGGTTCCGCCGATGATCGCCGAGGTCTGCTCGGCAGCGTCCTCGACCTTGGCCACGCCACACGCCACGATGACCGCCTTGGCACGGGTGTAGATAGCGCGGCAGGCCTTGGTGATCGCCGAGCCCTCGCCGAAGGCAGCCACGGCCTCGCGCTCGCTGGTGATCAGCACCAGGTCATTGGCCTTGGCCGTGGCGCCTGGGCCTTCGGTGAAAGTGTCGACCAGGCCGATGATCGAGGAAGACGGCAGCGCAATGTTGCGCGCGCCGGTGTCGACGTTGGTTACAGTAACGCCGTGAAAGAAACCGCTCATAGATTCTCCAGGTACGAAAAGGCCCCGCATCGCAGGGCCTGGGTTTACAGCGGAAAAGAAAACGCCCCATCAGTACGGGGCGTCATTGGACTAGCCCAGCGCACACCTACAAGGCGAGCGCCTGGGCAAGCGTGAGGGCCGACAACTCGGCGAACGAAAGCCCACTGAGGTCGCATTCCGACACGTCACGCAAAGCCTTTTTCTGCTCGGCAATGACAACGGTGTCGCCCCCTGTCTCCAGCGCTCGCACATAGGCAATGTCCAACTCTGCCAGCCTGGGTTCACGCTGCAGGCGAAGTCGATCACGAACGATCGCCTCGGCTTTGTCTCGGTTGATTGTGATCACACTCCACCCCCCTTGCCGCTGGCAGGCCCGAGGGTACCGGGGTCAAGCTCCCAGGCCGCACGAAATGAACGGTCAGCGGGCACCGCTTCGATATCGACAATCCAGAAGGGCAAACCCTCTGGTACATCCTTGACGCCGATCTCCTCCAACGTGAGGCCGCACTCCACAGGGATGAGCACATGCACTACGGCACCGGGAGGCTGAAATAGAATTCGTTTATCCATGGTGGCTCCTAGTTCGAGTAAACAGCAGCATCGACGTGTAAAAAATCAGACGCTCCCGTAGCTGTATTAGTTGTCCCGACCTTGAAGCTATTCACTGCTCGCGCATAAGCCTTAACGCAGTTAATCCCCGATATTGGAGTATCATTCCCCGCCCCTCCGGTAACCACTGCGTAATTAGTGTTAGCCAACGGCACAACCAAATTAACTGTGTAGTCTCCAACCCCATTATCAATAATTGAACTTACGTTGAAACTGTCACGAATACCGATGGTCCCAACGCCCCAAAAATTAACCCAGGCCTTTGCGGACCTTGCCACTTGCCCTCTTACTGCGGCCTGCACAAAACCGCAGGTGGCCAAATGCGCAGAGTCAGTGCCGTAGGCGGCGACAGCCCCGCTCCACACGAGGCGACCGTTTACGTCCATGTAGAGCTTGGCGGCATATTTACCACCCCAGTGCAAAGCCAACCCAGGCGCGTACTCATCACGCATTTCATTTGGGTTAGTGTCGGCTACACACTCCGCCTCTCGAATAATCAAACCACTATTGAGCCAAGGCAGGCCGGAAGTTGGAGAGGCAAGAGTGGGTTGCTGACGACTAACAACGCCGAC